GCGCCAGTCGCCGCGTAGCTGCCCTGGGCGAGAATGCCGCCGCCCATGTCGTAGACGGTGTACCACAGTTCATCGAACGCCGAAGCGGTGAACGAGTCGGTGCCGTAGAACTCCATACCGACCGAGTCGACGCCGTTGTTCAACCCGCGGATCTTCCAGCAGGGAATCGTCGCCTACTACAACATCGCCAACGACAAGGTGTTCAAGGAGGCGCACGAGGCCAAGTTCGTGATGCGCTCTCGCGCCGGCACGAGCCCATCGGACACGGGCGGGGTCGCCGCAATCGAGAACATCAGCGTGGGTGTCCCGGTCGAACTGCGGCCCACGCAGTACATCTCCGACAACGCATCGTATTGGTTCATCAAGGCGGCGACGGTCAAGCCGATCTTCCAGATGGTCGCCGAGCCGATGGAAGAGGCCTTCGCCCTGAAGGGCGACAACAACTCGGACAGCGTTCGGACGACGGACACCGAGTACGCGCAGTGGCGCGCGCTCGAGGGGTATGGCGTCAACATGCCCATGGCGACGATCGGCGTCACGAGCGTCTAGGAGACGGAGCATGGGACATTTCATCACGTCGATCGCGGGCGCGGACGTTCGCGTGAACCCGTTCAAGCCCGTCACCAGCGCCGTCGTCACGACCACCACGGCCGTAGCCATCAAGGCCGGCACGTCGGGCAAGCGCCTCTTCATCACGAAGATCAGCGCTGTCAACAAGACGACCGGCGAGTACCCGAGCCTGGTGGTCAAGACCGACAACGCGTCGCCGGTCACGCTCGGGCATATCGCGCCGGGCGCTCCGACGGCAACCGCCATGAAGGCGCGCGACGAACTCGTCTTCGACCCGCCCTACGAAGTGCCGGCGGGCGAAGGCATCACAGCGGAGACCAACGTTGTCACGGTCGGCGACAGCTACGTGACCGCGATGGGTTACATCGAGGACTAGAGCACAGCAGGAAGGCAGGCAGGCCATGCTCACGAAGAAGCGCACAGAGACGTACGAGACGTCATGTTTCTGGGTCGGGACCCTCCCGGGTTCGCCAGTCGCCAACATCCACGTCGGCACCCTCGCGCACCAGCCCGCGGTATCGTTCCAGCACCACACCAACAAGCCGCTGGCCTACGTCAAGTCCAGCGACGAAGAGACGACGCGGAAGTTCCAGTTCGGCGATTTCGTCCACCTCACCGTCGAACAGAAGGCGGGACTCCTCGACCACGTGCAGCGTATGTGGCTTCGCGCCACGTACAAGACCGACGCCCGGCGGGACGAAGACTCTGGCGACGTCATCCCCGGCACACAGATGTTCGACGCGCTCCAGGCGGAGATGAAGAACGAGGATGACCGGTGGGTGGTAAACCCACGTGCCATGCCGCTCCGGCCTTCAGACGAGCCGGTCGCCAAATGGCTCTTCCTCGTCCCGTGTCGGAAGGCCGACATTCAACCCGAGACGTACCCGCCCGCATCCATGCTCGACACGTATCCGCGTGAACTCGGCGTCGAAGAACCGCGCGCGAAGAAGACGGGGACGCGCCAGCCGGCCGCCCTGTAGGGAGGCACACATTGGCCAGCCCCAGTCTTGCGAACACGTACGCGCAGCTGAAGAACGTCGTCGACATTCTCAAGGAGGCTCGTAAGTACGCCGAGGTCAACGCCGAGAAGTTCATCACGCACGAGGATACGCTGATCAAGTCGCTCGAAGGTGACTGGTCGGACCGCGTAGCGGCTGCCGTTTCC